GCGTGGAGGTGTCCGTGTCTGATCGCCGTCTGGCCGTTCCCGAGATAGATACCTACCGCTTCGCGGTGTTCTGCTGCTCCTTCAAGGTCGATATGGGTTCCACGCCGGACCATGCCCTTGCTCTGTTCGTAGACCAGGCCATGGCCAAGCGTTACGGGGCGTGGATGTGGCCGGGCACTTTCGAAGTGGTCGATGTCGTCACGGGGGAGCGGGTATGCGTGTGACATCGAAGAAACTCCGCGCCTCGGCCAACGGCCAGGACTGCACCGTCCGCCTGCCGGGCACTTGCAACTTCAACCCGACCACGACCGTGCTCGCACACCTGCCGTGCGGGCAGAAGGGTATGGGCATGAAGGGCTTCGACACCGTCGCCGTTTACGCATGCAGCGCCTGCCATGACGTGATCGATGGTCGCGCCGCCGGCGAGGTGGATTGGTACGACATGCCGCGGGCCATCGCCGAAACACATGAGGCCCTGATCCGGGCCGGAATACTCACCGTGAAGGGGGCAGCATGATCGAACCCAAAACCCTGCTTATCCTAATGATCCTCGCTACCTGGGCGCTTTACGAAGTCTGCCGCCGCCTCAATGATCGGCAACGTAGATCACGTGGTGACCGCAAATGAAGCCGTTCGCTCTCAAGCCAATACGCGCCAAACGCATCGACCGTGAAGGCCAGGAGCAGGCCGCACTGTTGATTGAGATCGCAATGCGGTACCCGGTTGTCGCCAAGTTGATCTACCACGTTCCCAATGGCGGCCACCGACACAAGAAGGTTGCCGGGGAAATGAAAAAACAGGGCGTTAAGGCCGGCGTACCGGACCTGGTTCTGCCCATGGCCCGCGGCGGCTACTTCGGTCTGTACATCGAGTTCAAGGCGGCACCGCCGAATGATGCGGCAGTTTCACCAAGCCAGGACGCATACATTCAGGCACTGACTGAGCAGGGCTACCTCGCCATTGTTTGCCGTGGGCACTTCGATGCGATGGAGCAGATCCGCGCCTACCTTCGACTCGCTCCTACAGTGGTGGCCGCATGAGCCATCAATTTAAGGCGGGTGATTTCGCACTGGTGATATCCGGTGGGTACCTGGGCGAGACAGCAGAGCTTCTCCATTTCGTTGTGCCGAACGAGGTGGTGGTGTCGCCAACCTCCGGAAAAAAATATCAATTTAGGCCTGCGGCGGGCGTCGGTGGATGGATGTGTCGTTTCCGCAATGAGTGGGCCATCAAGCACGAAAAGAATCTGATGCCGCTGCGTGGCGACTTCGCTCCTACGGAGCAGAAGTCCAAGGCGGTGCCGGCATGACGACCGCTGCCCTCAAGATCACCGACGCCGAAATTAAACGGCAGGCCGCCGGCACCGTTCGCGATCTGCGCGACATCGAAAACCGTGGCCTGTACCTGCGCTTCACCCGCGATCGCGCCCGGGCGTCGTGGTACCTGGTGACCAAGGGTGAATGGAAACTGATCGGTAACTACCCCGACCTCAACACCAAACAGGTAGTCGCGGCGCTCCCGGGCATTCGCCTGCGCCTGGAAGCGGGCGAGGGCTCCAACCTTTCGAAGTGGGTGCTGACCGGTGAGTTGCTTGACTGGTACGCCGACCGGATGGCCCGCGACCGCAGCCTGTCGAGCAAGCGCAAGAAGACTGGCGCCTCGCTGATCAAGTGCCACCTGAAGCCGCTGCTGGGCGACGTGCCTCTGGCATCCATCAACAAGGCCACGCTCGATGACAAGTTCATGTGGCCGGCCCAAGAGTCCATCGGCATCGACTACGTGCGTTCGGCATTCCAGTTGCTGGCTCTGGCCTTCCGCCAAGCGTTCAAGCTGCGACTGATCGCGGTCAACCCGATGAAGGACGTCAAGTTCAGCGACTTCTCCAAGGCCAAGGTCGGGGTGAAGCCGTCACGACTGCGCGTCACCCAGTTGCAGGACCTGATTGCCCTGCTGTTGGAGGCCAAGGCCAGTGCCCCGGCGGATGCCATGCTCGCCCTGATGATGCTGTGCCACGGCACGCGCATCGGCGAGACCCGGCAGGCCCAGTGGTCGCACATCAGCCTGGCCGAACGCGAGTGGTTCATCCCGGCCGCGAACACCAAGACCGGCGTCGAGCATCACCTGCCACTGACCGACCAGGTACGTCAGCTGCTGATCAATTACCGCGACCTCCAGTGGGCGAACGGTTACGACGGCCAGTACCTGTTCCCGGCTCGCAACGGCAAGGCGCTGAGCGAAGGCCAGGCCAGTGCCGTGTTCACCAGGCTTGGTAAGGGCGAGTGGACCAGTCACGACCTGCGCAAGGTGGCCAGAACCGGCTGGGCAGACATCGGCGTCGACCACCTGATCGGTGAGCTGTTGATCAACCACGCCATGGGTCACAACGTGAAGGTGTACATCCAGTCGGACGTGATGAGCCGCAAGCGCGATGCCTTGGAGAAGTGGCACGCGCATCTAGATCAGCGGGGCTTTGACCTGATTCACGGATTGACCGGCTTTAGAACGGGAGATTCCGGTAATGCTCTGGAAGCCACGGAAAACAAGGCCTGCGAGGCCATTCAAGAATCAACCATAGGCGAGGTTTAAAAATGATGAAAAAGCAGCATGGCCCCGCCTTGAACGCCCAACAGATCGAGCTGGCAGCGTGTCCGGCATGCAAAGGGAAAGCGTTCATCAAGGGCGTTTTTCACGACCTGGCTTGCGCCCAGTGCAATGCCTCTGGGTGGGTGGAGGCCGGTACCGGATACGCGCTGTCATTGGAGTTCTTGGTCACCCAGCTGAGCTTGAAATTGCAGCATGCCCAGCAGCAGATCGAAGCGCTGAAGCGTGCGCCCTTGATGTCAGGGCCAGCGGCGCAGTACCACCAGAACAACCGCCGCGGTGTCGGCGGATCGAATTTCACGGGGGATTGAATGATGGCCAGAACAAAAAACTTCACCGAGCGCACCGCTGAGGATCTGCTGGAGCATTGGGGGCGTTGGGTTGTGCTTGGATCGGGCGTGTCCTGCTGTGCATCCCGCGAGAACACGATCGCCGATCCGATGATCACCGATGACGATGCCTTGATGATGGATCGCCTGGTCGGCCGTCTACGCAATCGGTACCCCGAGGCAGGCAACGTGATCATCACTTATTACAGGTCGCGCGACATTGATCTGATGACTGTAGGTAAGCGACTTGGCTTCGGCTACGGGAAGACCCAAGGGCTCTGGAAGGCGGGGATCGCATGGATTGATGGCGCTCTCGATCTTCGTCGAGAGGCTGCTTGACAGGATCGATTTGAATCTATAGTTTTCACGTTACTTTGCGGTTTTTCCGCGAGCAAAGCCCGACCCTAGAGTTGGGCTTTTTGCTTTCTGCAGTTCATCGAGCCTCGGCATTTGCTGGGGCTTTTTCGTTTTCGGCTCCACCACACCCATTGCTCCGAGCTGGGAGTGCTGCTGGAGTCGGATCTATTCGCTCCCCGAAAGGGAGGAAGCCGAGATGCCAAACATGCCCGACAAACCAGACACCTGGCTGCTCGTTCTCGCGTGGCTGAGCCAGCATGCGCCAACGATCTACGCCGGCGGGTTGTCATTCGTTGTGGCTGCTTTGCGGATCATCTATGGAGGTGGCACTCGCCGACAGGCGCTGCTTGAAGCCTCGCTCTGCACGCTGATCACCATCGGCCTGATTCCGTTGCTGGAGTACTTCGGCCTGCCTCAGAACTTCGCTACTGCCGCCGGTGTGTTCATCGGCTTCCTGGGTGTGAAGAAGATCGCTGACCTTGCGGATCGGTTCGCCGACTTCAAGCTGCCTCGGCGTGCTGAGTGATGGCATGTGCCGGATGTGCTGCCCGGCGAGACAGGGCATTGCGGTGGCTTAGGGTTGCCGCCGAGCGTGCTGGTCTGAAGCCTACGACACCGAGTAACCCGCCCGCCAAGAGCGAGCCACCCACCGAGTAATCGCTATGCCGGTCAGGCCTCCACGACACAAGCCGACTGGTCCAGTCACGCCCACGCACGCGGCCCCTGAGCAGCAGCGAGGCACCAGCAACGAACGCGGCTACACGTATCGATGGCAGCAGGCGAGCAAGGGCTATCTGGCCAAGCATCCGCTCTGCGTCCATTGCCAGCAGATAGGACGCGTGAAGGCTGCTACCGATGTCGACCACATCGTCCCGCACCGAGGTGACATGGTGCTCTTCTGGGATCGTACGAACTGGCAAGGCCTCTGTCATCCGTGCCACTCGGCCAAGACGGCGACTGAGGACGGCGGGTTCGGCAACGTCAGGCGAGGCTGATGCAGCTTGCTCGTGGTGCGACCGCTTGTCGGCAATGCGACTCAATATCATCTTGTTCGCACCAAAGTGGTGCGATAGGCATGCTCGATGGGGTGGGGGAGGGTAATAGTCTGGGGCTTTTTGCTTCTAGACCGCGCCCGAAGCGTTTTTTCGCGCCGTCAAAATTAGCTTTTCAAAATTGAAGGACCACAAATGACCCGAGGACGGAAGCCAACGGCCCCGCACCTCAAGGTTCTGGCCGGTACAACTCGCCCGGATCGCGAGGAGGAGGACGCGCCGGAGTTCGACCTGGTCGCCGAGTTTCCAGATCCGCCTCAGCACTTAAATGTGGATGGTTCGGAAATGTGGCGATCACTTGGCCGACAGCTTGTCAGCGCCAGGGTGCTGCAGGTCGTTGACCTTTATTCGCTGGAGCAACTTTGCTTCGCCTGGCAGTGCTTTCGGAAAAAAGCCAAGGCCGACATGGAGTCGACAGCGGCAGAGACCACGGCACTGAAGGCGCTTTTTTCAGAGTTCGGAATGACGCCCGCCAGCCGCCGCAAGGTTTCGTCTGGCTCCGAGAAACCGAAGGGCAACGCATTCGCCGGGAACGGCCGCAAGCAGGGTGCCAAATAATCGAATGATCTGGCTGTCCAGTCTGGAGTGGGAATGCGTGATTTCGTCAAGATCGCGACCGACTACGCCAAGGCTGCGGTGGCCGACAAGAAAAGGAAAAAGCACGGACGACTGATTCGTGAGGCGTCTAAGCGTTTCCTTGATGATTTGAAGCGAGCAAAAAAGAAGGACTGCTCGTTCATCTTCGACCCATGGCACGCCAATGACCCGTGCGACTTCATCGAGAAGCTGCATCACGTTGAGGGTAAGTGGGATAAGCCGACGATTGTCATGCACCCGTCGCACATCTTCTTCGTGGTGCAATTGTTCGGCTTCCGCAAGCGCGAAGCGGTATACACCGAAGGCTGGGGTGGTGACGGGATGTTCCATCCCCGCCGCTTCACCTCGGCGCTGTTCGCGGTGGCTCGGAAGAACGCCAAGAGTACATTGTCCTCGGCGATCCTTCTGTACTGCGAATGCTGCGAGCCGGAAGAGGGCGCCCAGATCGTCAGCGCTGCGACCACGTTCGGCCAGGCAGCAATCATCTTCAATGCCGCCAAGCGTATGGTCGAGAAAAACGCCGACCTGAGGGAATACTTTGGGCTCGAGGTTTGGGCGAAGTCCATCAGCCGGGTGGAAACGGGCGCTAGCTTCAAACCGATTCACGCAAAGGCCTCGACCCAAGACGGTCTCAACCCTTCGCACGTCGGCCTCGACGAGATACACGCGCACAAAACTGCCGACCTGCTGAACGTTTTGACGTCGGCCGCCGGCGCGCGGGGCAACCCGCTTTGGCTTTACACCACCACCGAGGGCTACACGAACCCCGGGCCGTGGGCTGAAATCAGGATGTTCGCCAAGAAGCTTCTGTCTGGCCTTTTTGGTAATACAGCGGATCACTTCCTGGTGGTGTTCTACGCGGTCGACGACGAGGACAAGAGCCTCGGCATCAAGGCTGACGAAGAGTTTGACGAATCCTGCTGGATCAAAGCCAACCCGCTGATGGATGTAAACCCGCACTTGATGGCGGCGATACGGAAAGAGTCGGTGGAAGCGAAGCAGATGCCGTCGAAGATGGCCGAGTTTCGCATCAAGCGACTGAATCGCCCGGCATCGACCGCCGATGGCTGGGTTGACCTGAACAAATGGCAGTGCTGTGGCGGTGAAGTCGATCTCGACTGGCTTTCACAGTACCCATGCTGGGGCGGTCTCGACCTCGCTTCGACAACGGACATCACCGCTTTCCGGCTGGTGTGGAACGTTGAAGGCGTGCTCTACACCTACGGATGGCGCTGGGCTCCAGAGAGCGCGGTGGCTTTTCGTACCGAGCGTGGCACCGTTCCTTATGCCTCATGGGTCGAGTCTGGTTTGCTGAAGCAGACCGAGGGCGACGTCACCGACTACGCGGTGATCGAAGCGGACGTGAAAGCGGTCTGCGAACGCTTCAACGTCCAGGCGATTGCCTATGACAAATGGAACGCCAGCGACTTGGTTAACCGTCTGGTGGCCGCCGAGCTGCCGATGATTGAATTCATCCAGGGGCCGAAGTCATATCACCCAGCGATGCAGGCGCTGGAGCTTGCGTATATCGCCGGCAACCTGGTCCACGGCGGCGACATGGTCCTGAACTGGTGCGCGTCGAACCTGATTGCTCGACGCGACGACAACTTGAACATGGCCCCCGACAAAAAGCGCTCAGCAGACAAGATCGATGACATGGCCGCGTTGCTGATGGCAGTGGGCGTGTCGATTTCCGGGCAAGAGCAGCCCCTAAATGACCTCTTTGTGGTGCTGTGATGTTCAATTTTGGCAAAGCAAAAAAGCTTGAGCAGGAAGTAACAGCCCTGCGGGAAGAAATCGGACAGATCAAGGATAGTGCCCAGACCTGGCACGAAATGGACCGCTCACAATGGGCGGATTTCTTTGGCGCGAACCCATCGTCGTCGGGCGTGGTGGTCACCACTGAAACTGCCAAGCGCAGCGCGGCCGTGTATGCCTGCTGCCGGTTGATCGCCGGCGCCGTGGCGCTGCTTCCGCTGCCGATCTACGAGCGAACAGAGGCGGGCGGCCGGAAAAAGGTCGAGCACGATCTCTGGTGGCTGCTGAATGAGTCGCCATACCCGACCCTGACGGCGTGCTCGTTCTGGGAGTGGATGATTTCCTCGATGCTGCTACGCGGTGACGGGATCGCGCAGATCGTCCGCGACCGAAGTGGTCGACCTACGCGACTGATGCCGCTTCCGCGCGAGTGTGTCGCCATCGAGCGCGTGGGTGACACGCTGCACTATTACGTCAACGACAACGGCAAGTATTTCGGCCTACAGTCCGAGGACGTTTTGCACTTCCCAGGCTTTGGTTTCGACGGCACCAAGGGCGAGTCGGTGATTCGCTACGCGGCGCGGCAGGCGGTCGGCACCGCGCTGGCGGCTGATGAGTTTGCCGGCGAGTTTTTCAGCAATGGCGCAAGCCCAAGCATGGTGATCACCTATCCGCAGGGCGTGTCGCCCAATGCGGACCAGCAGGATCAGCTGCGAGCACAGTTTACCGACCGCTATGTTGGTCAAAACAATCACCACAAGCCGATGCTTTTGGTGAATGGCGGCGATGTGAAGCCGGTCAGCCTTTCGGCTGAAGATGCGCAACTGCTGGAAACCCGTAAATTTCAGGTAGTGGAAATCGCCCGGGCCTTCGGCGCACCGCCGCACATGATCGGCGAGACGTCCGCCTCGACAAGTTGGGGCACCGGGATTGAGCAAATGTCAATCGGCTTCGTTCGCTACACCCTTGGTCCGCACCTGCGCCGTATTGAGCAGGAACTGAATCGCAAGCTTTGGCCGCGCTCCATGCGCTTCTTCACCGAGTTCAACCGTGACGGGCTGCTCGCCGGCGACAGCAAGACCGAATCGGAAGTGCTCGGCAAGTCGCTCGGAGGGCCTGGCACACAGGGCTGGATGACCGTGAACGAAGCCCGACGCCTTAAAAACCTGCCACCTGTCGAAGGCGGCGACAAGCTCCCACTTTCGGTTGCCGCCCAGCAGCCTGCCCCCATAGCTCCAGAGGCTCAGCCAAATGAACCTGATTCAACTGTTTCAGAATAACCAGAAAGCCAAGCGCGAGTTCCGCATTGTCAGCGAGGGGCGCGAGGCGACGATCTACCTCTACGACATCATCGGCGAGGACTGGTACGGCGGTGTCTCTGCCAAGGATTTTGTGCCGAAACTGGCAGCCCTCGACGTTGATGTGATCCACCTGCGTATCAACAGCCCTGGTGGTGATGTGTTCGATGCTCGAGCGATGGCCATGGCCATCAAGCAGCATCCGGCTAAGGTGGTCGCGCACATCGATGGTCAGGCCGTGTCTGCCGCCACCTATGTAGCGATTGCCGCTGACGAAGTGGAAATCGCCGACGGCGGCTTTTTCATGATTCACAACGCCTGGACCGTGCAGATGGGCAACGCCAAGGATTTTAGGGCGCAGGCGGATCTGCTGGACAAGGTCGACGGCAGCATCAGCGCTGATTACGAACGAAAGACTGGCAAGCCCACCGCCGAGGTCCTGGCGATGATGGATGCCACCACCTGGATGACGGCCGCTGAAGCCCTGGCCGCCGGGTTTGTCGACCGATTGGCCGAAGGTAAGACCGCTACACAGAATCACTGGAACTTGGCCGCCTATGGCAATGCGCCAAAGGCGCTGACAGAGCGTCCTGAACCCGAACCCACAGTGGATCGCGAAGCCCTGGAGCGTCGCCTTACATTGCTCGAAAAAATCGCGCCCTAGGCCTCGCGCCATCGCGTAATTCCAGCCCGCCTTGAGCGGGTTTTTTTTATCTGGAGAAATGAAAGCATGACTATTCAAGCCCTGCGCGAGCGCCGTAATGGTATTGCCATCGAGGCGCGCAAGCTGTTGGACGACACGAAAGACAAGAAGTGGACTCCCGAGAACCAGACGAAGTACGACGCCCTCACCGGTGAGATTTCCGACCTCGACGGTCGTATCGAGCGCGAGCAGAAGGTGCTCGATCTGGCGGCGGAAAAGCATTTCACCGAGCCGGCTAACAAAAAAGGCAAGCGCGACACCGAAGATTTGCTGTCGGAAATCGGCATCTTCGACACTTGGACCCGCCGCGGCGAAAAGGGCTTCAGCGCCGAGCAGGCCGCCAAGTTCTACAACACCATGAGCACCACCACCGGCTCCGAGGGCGGCTACACCGTACCTTCCGCTGTGGCTTCCAGCCTGATCGACTCGCTGAAGCTGTTCGGTGGCATGCGTGCGGTTGCTGAATTGTTGAACACCGCCCAGGGCAACCCGCTGAGCTTTCCCACCACCGATGGCACGTCCGAGGTCGGTGAAATCCTTGCTGAAAACGCTCAGGCGAGCTCGGCAGATCCGGCATTCGGCACCGTTGGCCTGAACGTCTTCAAGTACAGCTCGAAAATCATCGCGGTGCCGATTGAGCTGTTGCAAGACAGTTCGGTGGATATCGAGGCGTTCATCCGCAAGCGCATCATCGAGCGAATCGGCCGCATCACCAACCAGCACTTCACCACTGGCACCGGTACCGGTCAGCCGCGTGGCATCGTCACCGCTGCGTCGTCGGGCAAGATCGGTACCACCGGGCAAACGCTGTCGGTTGTTTTCGACGACCTGGTCGACCTGCTGGAATCGGTCGACGAAGCCTACCAGTTGGGCGGCAAGTGCAAGTTCATGTTCAGCCAGTCGCTCCGCAAAGTGCTGCGTAAGCTGAAGGATACCGCCGGCCGTCCAATCTGGACTCCTGGCTACGAAGCTGGCATCACTGCTGGCGCACCGGACCTGCTCTTGGGTAAGGAAGTTGCACTGAACAATGACATGCCAGCGCCAGCCGCGAACGCCAAGTCGATCATCTACGGCGACATGTCGAAGTACATCATCCGCGACGCCATGCAGGTCAACCTGATGCGTTTTGACGACAGCGTCTACGCGTCGAAAGGACAAGTCGGCTTCCTGGCGTTCATGCGCAGCGGTGGCAACCTCGTCGACACTGGTGCGGTGAAGTACTACCAGCACTCGGCAACCTGATACCACGAGCCAGACGGGCTTCGGCCCGTCGGCCTCTTCCTGCATGAGGATTTGAATCATGGCTGCAAAAAAAGATCTGGTGCCGGTGCGTATTTTGTCCGGCTTCCCGCTCGACGGTATCCATTACATACCAGGGCAGTTGGTTGGCCTTCCCGCCGGCCTGGCCGAACAGCTGGCAAAGTCGGGCAGCGTTGACTCACACAAGGACGCCCTGGCTGCTTGCAAGGCTGAAGGTTTCGAGTTGATCGAGCACAAACCCGAAGTCGAATCTGAAACCGAGGAATAAAGGCATGGGGCTGCAACTTCTGACGGCGCCGACGACGCAGCCCGTGTCACTCGAGGTGGCGAAGGAGCACTTGCGCATCGCTCCGGCCGACACCGATCTGGACGCTGAAGTGGGGCGTCTGATTCGGTCGGCTACGGCCCGCACCGAGAAAATCACGCAAAGGGCGCTTGCTATCCAAAGCTGGCGCCTGATCCTCGATAGATTTCCAAGGGGGGCGATATCGATTCCGTTGCCGCCTCTGAAAAGTGTTGAGGCCATTACCTACACCGACGCTGACGGTGCTGAGCAGGTGTTGGATGAGGCAAGTTATGTGGTCAATCCGTTCGGGTTGATCGGTCAGATTACTCCCGCGATGGGCAAATGTTGGCCCGTTACGGCGTCTCAGGCGATGGCGCTGCGTGTCGACTTTACGGCCGGCTACGACGCAGTGCCGGCCGACATCGTTGCGGCCATTCTGCTGCTGATCGGACACCTGGACCAAAATCGCGAAGCGGTCTCCACGGGTACGTTCACCGCGGTGCCGCTTGGGGTCGACGCGCTACTGTCCTCCTACTGCATTCCGAGTCTGCCATGAAGCTCGGGCGCCTGCGGCACCTCGTCGAAATCCAGCGCAGAGAGCTTGTCCAGGATCCGGTTACCGGCGAAATGCTGGGCCAGGCATGGGTGCTTTTTGCCAAGGTCTACTCATCCATCGAGACACTGAGCACCCGAGAATTTGTGGAGGCTCAGGCCAATCAGTCGGAATTCACAGCCCGGATTGTCATTCGCTATCGCCCTGGTGTGCTCGACACGATGCGCGTCCTGCACGGCGATACAGTTTATGTAATCAAGGGGCCGCCGTTGATCGATAAGGATTCTGGCCGTCAGTACCTGACGCTGATGGTCGCCGCGGGGGTGAGCAATGACTGAATGGGTCACTTACAGCCTCAAGGGCGCCGACGAATTGTCCGCCAGATTCAAGAGCCTGACCGAAGAGATGCGTCGCAAGGTGGTGTTACCTGCCGCCAAGGATGCTATGGAGATCGTGTTGCTGGACGCGAAAGACCGCGCCACGCGCATCGATGACCCAGAAACCGCCAACTTCATCCCTGCCAACCTGGCGATGATTGAACGCAAGGCGCTCGGCGAGGAAGTCGGCGCTGTGGTGATCTCCGTGGGCGTGCGAATGCGCAAGCGCGGCCAGAAGGGCGGAAACACGTTTTACTGGTGGTGGGTTGAGTTGGGTACCGAAAAGAATCGGGCAAAACCGTTTCTCAGGCCCGCGTTGGCCAACAACCGTGAGGCTTTGTTCAGGGAGTTTTTGAGCTCGGCCAAATATCAGCTGATTAAGTTGGGGGTGGATGGATGATCGCGCCCATTTTTGCGGTGTGCGCCGCCAGTCCAGCGGTTACCGCGTTGCTTGGAGTCGGGCCGACTCGCCTGTATCCGCACGGTGAAGCCCCGGACGGCACCGCTAAACCCTACGCAGTGTGGCAGGTGGTCAGCGGGTCGCCGATCAACTACGTCAATGGCGTGCCGGACACGGACCGATACGGGCTACAAGTCGACGTGTATGCCGAAACCGCCTCCTCGGCTGACGCTGTGGTGGTTGCGTTGCGGCGCGCGATTGCCCAGCGGGCCTACATCACCGGTTTCGGCATCGATACCCGTGACGACGACACGCACAACTACCGCAAAGGTTTCGATGTCGCCTGGCTTGTGAGCCAGTAGACCGCACCAAAAAGAACGACCCGCTCCGGCGGGTTTTTTTATGCCCGCCCAACAGTGATTTTCCAAGAAAATCGGGGAGTATCAATTGACCATTAAAACCCAAGGCACCGATCTTTACGCGATCGATCCGGCGAGCAGCACCATTCTCGTCGTTGGCTGCTTCACTTCGCTGGACGGCATCGACACCACCATTGCGCAGATCGAAACCACCTGCCTGAACTCCAAGGCCCGTACCTATGAAGCCGGTTTGGCTGAACCTGGTTCGGCGTCGTTTGGTATCAACATCGATCCACAAAACGCAGCGCACATCCGCCTACATCAACTGAAAACCGCCGGCACCAGTTTGCTGTGGGCAGTTGGCCTTTCGGATGGTCGATTCATCAACGGCGCGGGAGATGATGTTGGTATTCCCCCAACCGTCGCTCTGGGCGGCGGGCTATCTGAGTTGAATCTCACCGCCGGCGGCACCGGCTACACCAGCGCACCGACGGTGGCCATCACCGGTGGCGGTGGCACTGGTGCGACCGCAACCGCCAGTGTATCCGGTGGGGCTGTCACTGGTTTCACCATCACCAACCCAGGCACCGGCTACACCAGTGCTCCGACTGTTGGGCTCACCGGCGGTGCCGGTACCGGTGCGGCGGCCACCGCAGTGGTCCACGAGGAGGTCGATTTCAATCTACCGACCACTCGCACCTGGATCACCTTCGAAGGCTACATGAACAGCTTCCCGTTCAGCTTCGCGTTGAACGACGTGGTGAAGTCGACCGTTGGCATTCAAGTGTCCGGCGATCCCGTTCTGGTACCGAAAGTCATCACCCCTTAAGGACACCTCATGGAACTCAGTATCAATGCGTTGAAGGCAGCCGGCGCGTTCGTCGCGCTGCCTGTGAAAAAAGACATCAGCTGGCACGCCGACGGCAATGTGCAAAAGGCGTCAATCTACGTCCGCCAGGACTCATTTCATACGCTGACCAAGCGTTGGGAAGAACAGCGTGAAGGCGCGGACGCCACGGCACACCGTATCGCAACCAGTGTCTGCAACGAAGCCGGCGAGACGGTCTTCACGGTTGAAGATATCCTTGGCTCCGAAGAGTCCGGTCATGGCCCGCTCACCGCGGAGCTCACCATCGCTCTGCTGGCTGCCATTCAGCAGGCGAACGGTGTCAGTAAGGAAGACGCTGAAAAAAAATAGAACCCGCTGATGAGTTCTGGCATGAGCTGGTGCTCAACGGCATTGGCGGGCGATCAATTGCGGAAGCGAAGGCCAGCCTCACTTACCCCGAGGCTATTTCGTGGATGTCCTACGTCAGGCAAACCGGTTCACTCAACCTTGGTAAGCGTATCGAGCAGGGCTTTGCTTTGCTCGCCACCGTACTCAATCGTGCGAATGGTGGGTCGGCCGAGCTTTCCGATTTCCTGCCCATTCGGGATGTTGAGCAAGAACCGGTCGTAGGTTCGGCGGACGACATCATGCGTCTGCTGCAGTCGGTTAGGAGGTGATTTATGGCAGTTGATTCACTTGGCCAACTGACAGTCGACCTGGTGGCGAACACCGGCGGCTTTGAAAAGGGCATGGACCGGGCACAACGTGCGCTCAAATCAGCGACCAAAGAGGCCGCTTATCAGGCTGGGCAGCTGGATAAACTGGTTGGCCAGATTGACCCAGTAATTGCCGCCTATGGTCGTCTGGACAAAATGGAAGCCCAGTTGCGCGCCCATCGCGCCGCCGGGCGTTTGGACGACGTCGATTTCAAAGACTACCTTGCCAAGCTAGCTGACCAGCGCAATGCCTTGACTCAAACCGATGCAATCATGCTGAGAGGGGGCAGGTCTGCGAAGGCCTACGCCGCTGCCTTGCAAGGTGTGCCGGCTCAATTTACCGACATTGTGACCTCGTTACAGGCGGGTCAAAATCCGTTCAGCGTTTTCCTGCAACAAGGAGGCCAGCTCAAGGATATGTTTGGTGGTACCGGGCCTGCGGCAAAAGCGCTCGGCGGGTACGTTCTGGGGTTGGTAAATCCGCTCACTGCCGCCGCCGCAGCTTCTGCAACACTGGCTCTGGCCTACTATCAAGGGTCGAAAGAGTCCGATGCATTCCGGGTGGCGCTGGTATCAACAGGTAATGCCGCCGGGACCAGCTCCTCTCAACTGGCCTTCATGGCGGAAACAATCAGCAAGTCGGTAGGGACCACTGGCAAGGCCGCAGAGGTGCTGGCTCAGTTGGCTGGCACCGGAAACATTGCCAGTGCCAGCTTCCAGAAAATTGCGACCTCGGCGATTGAATACGAAAAAGCCACTGGTAAAGCCACGAAAACAACGGTCGATGAGTTTGCGAAGATCGCAGAAGACCCGGTCAAAACCCTTGGCGTTCTGAATCAGAAATACAATTTCCTGACCGCGTCGGTGTATGAGCAGGTGCGTGCACTGCAGGAAAATGGCGACAAACAAGCGGCTGCGACAATGGCCGAAGACGCCTATGCCAGTGCGCTGTCGGAGCGCGCGGCGAAGATCAAGCAAAACCTCGGCACCATCGAATCGGCGTGGCAGACGTTGGCCGGCGCCGCCAAAAAAGGCTGGGACGAACTTCTCGGTGTTGGTCGCGAGCAATCACTTGATCAGCAGATCGAAAACACCAAGAAGCTCATTAATGATCGTCAGGAAGGCGTCCTGGCGAAAATGTTTCCCGATGACCTGGGGAAAAACAGCGAGTCGACCAAGTTTCTTGAGGAACGGCTGGCGCTGCTCAACAAGCAGCGAGATGCACTTGCCGCTCAAGGCAAAACTGAGGGTGAAAACGCTCGCATCCAGCGCGAGGGTCAAGTCGCCTACGAGGCATTCCAGAAGTCTGTTGAAGCCAATTTCACCAAACGGCAGAAGATGGACAAGGCGCTGGAAGACGAACAGAAGCGCATAAACGCCGCGCGCTTGGCGGGCTACAAAATTACGCCAGAGGCTGAGTCCGCCTCGCTAAAGGCTATTCGTGAAAATCCTATTTACAAGGAGCCCAAGGCCCCAGCGGTAAAAAAATACACCGAGGAGGCGGGGACCCGAGCGCTGGATCAGGCGCGGCAGCAATATGCTGCGCTTCAGGCTCAGGATGCGCTGATCGGTGCCCAAGGTGAAAAGACCAAAACCCTTGGCCAAAATGCCGAGGCATTGGTGAAGTGGGAGCAGCAGATCGCCGATATCAAAACCAAGCAGGTTTTGACGGCTGACCAGAAGTCGCTTCTGTCCAGCGAGGCATTGATCACCGCGCAACTGAAACGCAATGCCTCACTTGAAACGGAAGTTGAGCTCCGAAAGAAAGCGGCGGACGAAGCGAAGAAGTTGCTCGCCTTTCAGGAGAATCTGAGCAGTCAGTTGTCCAGCGCCCAGACTGGTTTGAGCAATAGTCTGGCGGGGCAGGGGCTGGGAGAGCGGCAGAAGCAGCGTTTGCAGGAGCAGCTGAGCATTCAGCAGTCCTACCAGTCGCAGCTGGATCGTCTGGAGTCACAGCACAACAAAGGCGATATCAGCGACGGCCTGTACGCACAGGAAACGGCAGCATTGGAGTCAGCGCTTGACCAGCGCTTGACCATGCAGACCAAGTACTACGACGATCTGGACGCCGCTCAGGCCGATTGGTCGCTGGGTGCGAGATCGGCATATCAGGACTACATGGACAGTGCTGCGAATGTCGCGGCGCAGAGTAAAAGCCTGTTCGCCAACGCCTTCAGCTCGATGGAGGACGCGATCGTCAATTTCGCCATGACTGGCAAGCTGTCGTTCGCTGACTTTGCCAAGTCAGTGCTGGCCGATATGGCTCGTATCGCGGTGCGCCAGGCCAGCTCGTCTGCGTTGAGTGGACTCTTCGGATTGGCTACGTCTGCCGCCGGCGCTTACTTCGGTGGCGGCGCCCAGAATGTCGGCTCTGCAGCATCGGCTAGCGGTTATACCACCACCGATTACGCGGGTGCTTACGGCTTCGATGATGGCGGCTACACCGGCAACGGTGGAAAGTATGAGCCGGCCGGCATCGTCCATGGTGGCGAAGTTGTAATCCGCAAAGAGGTTGTGGATCGCCCGGGAATGAAAGATTACCTGGTGAGCCTGAACAAGCGTGGGTACGCCGATGGCGGGTATGTCGGACTGGCTTCTGGATCTGAGTCAACGGGCGGTTCCGGAGCTGCGCAAAGGGAGTCAACAACACGCACCGGCAGCCAAGGCCAAGTCATCATCGAGGTGAATGTCGACGCCAACGAAGGGCCGGCAATGCCAGACCCTGCGCGACTTGCTGAGGCCATCAAGGTTGTAGTGAGGCAGGAAATCGCAACGTCGCGCCGTAATGGCGGACAACTCGCAGGGTAAGGAGCAATCATGCTGGAGTTCACGTGGCTCGCGAGCTATGACGCCACCAAAACCGTTGCGCCGACTGTCAAAGTCATAAAATTCGGTGATGACTACGAGCAGCGGCAGGCGTCCGGGATCAATCGCAAACCTCGCAAGTTTTCCCTGAAATTCACGCGCTTGACTGAGGAAATTAGCGACATCGAGACCTTTCTGTCTGCGAGGGGCGCTGTCGAAGCGTTTAAGTACACCCACCCCGGCCAACCAGCCGGGGTTTTTGTTTGTCGCGAATGGACGCGAACCGACATTTCGTTTGGTGTGCAGGGTCTGTCGACAACTTTCGATGAGGTGTTCGAATGAGCGAGTTGAAAGGCCAGCTCTCGCTGGCCACTGGGTTGGTCATATGGGAGGGGTTTGAGCTCGTATTGCCTGACCAGACGATTCGCTTCCATGCCGGGACCAATGAAAATTTGGGCTCGGTCATCTGGCAGGGCAACACCTATACCCCTTGGCCGATTAATGCCGTTGAGTTCGCCACACCCAGTCAGGGATCGCCAGCGCGACCGCAGCTTCAGGTAGGTAATTTCGGCGGCACGGTATCGGCGCTATGCCGAGAGTACGACGACCTACTGGGCGTGAAGCTCAAGCGCCATCGGACACTGGTCAAGTACCTGGACGCAGTGAACTTCACTTCTGGAAACCCAACGGCCAACCCAGCCGAGGAGTATCCCGTCGAAACCTGGTTCATCACGCGCAAAGCGAGCGAAACACCACTGGCAATTGAGTTTGAGTTGGGCTCCCCACTTGATCTTCAGGGGGTGAAGCTGCCGAGACGCCAGATCATTGCCGGGACGTGCATGTGGGCCTACCGGTCCGGCGAGTGCAGTTATGCCGGCGGCCCGGTTGCCGACTATACCAATCGCCCAACCACTGACCCTGCGCAGGACCAATGCAGTCGCACCGTAACGGGCTGCAAGCTGCGCTTTGGTGTGAATGGCGAGCTTCCCTTTGGCGGGTTCCCTGGCATTGCTCTTGTTCCGAGGCTTTGACGATGAATGTTTTATTCCAGAAGTGCCTGGCAGATGCCGAAGTTCATGCTTTGGCCGAGTACCCGAGAGAAGCGTGCGGCCTGGTCGTCAGCGTGCGCGGCAAGCCACAGTATGTTTCGTGTCGCAATCAGTCCGAAGAGCCGGATCACTTCATTTTGCACCCGGAGGACTATGCCGCAGCAGAAGACTTGGGGGACATCGTCGCTGTGGTGCACTCCCATCCTGACGCTGGCCCTGAGCCAAGCATTCACGACCTCGCCAGTCATGCGGTCAGTCGTTTGGCCTGGTGGATCGTTGGCTTGAAAGAGGGCGTTGCCACCTGGTGCGAAATGCCGGCCAAGGGTGAACTCCCGCTGGAAGGCCGGGTGTTTGTCCATGGGATCATCGATTGCTACACCCTTGTCCGCGACTATTATCGGCAAGTCCTCGGCATTACCCTGCCGGACTTCCATCGCAAGGATGACTGGTGGAATAACGGCGAGAACCTGTATGTCGATAACTTTGCCAAAACCGGGTTTGTGCCTGTCGATTCGCCAAAGGAAGGCGATTTGATCGTCATGGCGATCGGCAGCACGACGCCGTGCCATGGCGCGATCTGGCTGGAAGGTGACGTGCTGTTGCATCACCTCTACGGGCGCCTCAGTTGCAAGGAGGTATACGGCCGGGCCTACCGGGAGTGCACAACGCACATCATGCGGTACATCGGCGTTAAAGCCCCAGATGAAGATCGCAGGACTATCAAAGATTGTGTCGTTCGCTTTGAAGGTATGGGGCCTGTGGTCGGGACATTCCATGGAGTGTCGCGCATATAGGCCCTGTATTTGTGCGTAATTTCCCTGTTAGAGTCGCCAAAACACTGGAGGCTCAGCGATGCGCAAAGCTATAACGGCCGTGACACTCATTGTTGTGGCGGGGTGCACGACATCAGGACTTGAGAAAGACCAGCCGGCATATTCGGGTAAATCTGAAAAGTCGCCACAACAGCTGGCGCAATGCCTGGGTCCAAAGTGGCAAGCTTACAACTCATCCACCAGCTCAATCGAAAGTGAAAATGGTTACAGGATTGCGGCGTCGTCCGACATGACTGGCGTTGTAGCGTTGGCGATTATCGACAAGGCCGACAAAGGGTCATCAGTTCGGGTCTTCCTACCCATGGACTGGTCCGCAACAAGCGGATGGAAAGATGCCGCAAAAGCCTGCATTTAAGTAACAAAAAAACATCAAACCGCCTCCGGGCGGTTTTTTATTGCCCGGAGAAAAGTATGTGCGCTGCCAACGTTCAGCCTATGACCACCATTTTGCTGTCTGGCAGCTTGGCCCAAGCCTTCGGACGCAAGCATGTTCGCCTTCTGGAAACAGGTACAGCCAGCGAGGCGTTCAGCGCCCTGAAGCACACCATCATCGGGTTTGAAGATTTCATTCGTGACTCTGCGAGACGCGGCCTGCGTTATGCAATTTTTCGTAACCGCAAAAACGTTGGAGAGGACGGGTTTGCATTAAGCGGAACGACCGAAATTCGCATCGTCCCTATCATCGCTGGCAGCAAGAACGGTGGCCTTTTTCAAGTTGTTCTGGGGGCTGCCCTGATCGTTGCTGGTGCCTTTGTGAGCACCCTGAGTTTCGGTGGGGCCGCCCCGCTGGGTGGAATCCTGGCAAAAGTCGGTATTGCCATGATCATTGGTGGGGTTGTGCAAATGCTCACCCCAGTGCCGAAAACTGGCAGCCAAGCAGAGCAAGCTGAAAGCGAAAACAAGCCGAGCTACCTGTTCAATGGCGCGTTCAACTCGACACAGCAAGGACTCCCTGTGCCTCTCGTTTACGGCACCCATCTGGTTGGCTCGAGCGTTATTGCGGTTGGCACTTGGGCGGAGGCTATCCCGGCATGAGCGAAGTAATTGTCGGAAGAGGCGGCGGCGGGGGGAAGGGGGGCGGTGGAGGTGGTTCTGCACGCGCAGCAGTAGAAGCCCCGGACAGCTTTCGCTCGCGCCAGCATGTGCGGATCCTTCACGCAATTTCCGAGGGCGAAATCCTCGGGATTGCCGGTGGCGACAAAGGCGTTTTTTTCGATGATGTGCCTTTACGCAATGAGGACTTGAGCCTCAATTTCTCGGCCTTCAGCATCGACGTCCGTAATGGCACGCAGTGGCAGTCATACATGCCTCTCACCGGGCTTGAAGCGGAACAGTCGGTTGGGGTCGAGCTGAAAGCGGGCGTGGCAATCGAGCGCGCCATTAATGATGTGGATGTTGATGCTGTCCGCGTAACGGTGAGCGTTCCTCAATTTTCCGAGCAGAACACCCAGAACGGTGACACCAACGGTTCGACGGCTATGTTCCGCATTGAGGGTAAGGTCGGCGCTGGCGCATGGCTGCCACTGTGTTTCGATCTGACCATCAGCGGTAAAACCATGAGCCGTACGCAGCTGTCGTACTACCTGCGCTTGTATCCTTCGGGTGGCGAAACCCGTTTTATCAGGCTGACCAGGCTGTCTCCAGACTCGGTTAGCGCGGCCATCCAGAACCGCACCTTTTTTGATTCATTTACGCTGATCTGGGACGAGAAACTTCGCTACCCAAATACCGCACTGCTGGGCATTTCAATCGACGCCCAACAGTTCGCCAGCATCCCGCGCATGTCTTTCCTGGTGTCGGGCATCAAAGTGCTGGTCCCGAGCAACTACGATCCCCAGAGCAGAACTTACACTGGGTCTTGGAACGGCACCTTTGTTCGCGCCTGGACGGATAACCCGGCCTGGGTCTGGTATGACGTGCTGACCAATACCCGTTACGGGTTGGGTGGTTTGCTCGATTCGACGCTGATCGATAAATACGCGCTGTACAGCATTGCGCAGTACTGCGATGTGCTGGTGCCGAATGGATACGGGGGGGTAGAACCTCGATTCACATGCAACATTGCGCTGACCTCGCAGCAAGATGCATGGAAGTTGGTCAACGACCTGGTTTCGGTGTTCCGGGCGATTTGCTTTTGGGCTGGCGGTTCTCTGACGGCTGTGCAAGATGCCCCGCGCTCCAGTCGCTACTTGTTCAACAACTCCACCGTAGTTGGTGGCGAGTTTAATTACCAATCTGTCGCTTCCGACCAACGCTACAACGTAGCGGCTGTCACCTGGAACGATCCGCAGCAGCAATACAAACAGTCCATCGAGCTGGTCGAGCGCCCTGAGCTCATCGCCAAATGGAACAGGATCCAGCAAAGCGATGTTGTGGCTATTGGCTGCACGTCGAAGGGACAAGCTCGGCGTCTTGGCCGCTGGCTGCTCTATGCAGAAAGTGAAGCCGTAACGTTTGCAGTGGGCGCCGACGGTGCTATTCCGTTGCCGGGCGATGTCATCGAAGTGGCAGATGCGAACAGGGCCGGTGCTCGCAATGGCGGCCGGTTGCTGGCAGGGACTACTGGATCCACCCTGTTGCTCGATGCTCCACTCGGGGTTGGCGGCACCGGCGTCGTTGGCGTAATGATGCCCAACGGCAACTATGCGACGGTTTCTGTGACTGCCAGCGCTGGCGCCACATCGATCACGGTATCGCCGCCACTGTCACCTGCACCACTTGCAACAGCACCTTGGATTTTTTCAACAGCAGCGTTGGACAATCAGAAGTTCCGTGTAGTCGGTGTCAGTGAGGGTGACGACGGCACCTATGCGATCAGTGCGGTGGCTTACGACCCGGATAAATTCAACCAGATCGAGTACGGCACGCCAGATGTCGACAACCCGATCAGCAACGTAAACCTGAGTGCGCCTGCTGCAATTGGTCAGTTGGCGTTTCTTGAGTCGCTTTACGACACGGGTACAGGTTTGGCGGCAGCTCGCCTCACAGTGAGCTGGACACCGCCGGCGCGTGCCATGCGTTATCAAGTCGAAGTAATGAAGCCTGGCGGGAACTGGGAGTACTTCGGTGAAGTGGCGACACCGAGCATCGATTTCGACTCGGCTTCGTCAGGATTGTGGTCACTGCGTATCACGCCGAAATCGGTGCTGGGGCTTTCTGGCCCTGCATCGATTCAGACTTACACCGCTCAGGCTCTGCTGGCTCCGCCTTCGGCGCTTGTGGGGCTCAGGCTTGATGTGATCAACAGCGTAGCCACGCTGGCGTGGGAGCCGGTACCCGAGCTCGATGTGAAGCTCGGCGGCAGCATCAACATCCGCCATTCGCGCAGCATCTCGGCGACGTGGGACTCAGCTCTGCCACTAACCGAAGTGGCAGGCCGGTCGACGTCCACCGTCGTGTCGCTGCTACCCGGGAAATACCTGGCGCGGGCGGTCGACTCATCGGGTGTTGGTGGGCCGGTAATAGAGGTCTGGTCAGACGCGCAAGTACCACTGCCTGCAAACGTTGTCCTGACAATCACCGAGTCGCCTGCCTTTACCGGTGCCGTGGTCAACGCGGCGGCGGGCGGCGGCGTCTTGAAAATGGCCGCTAATGGACTGTTTGACGATGTGGCAGACGTCGACGCGGTATTGGGCGAAATCGACAAGTTCGGAGGATCTTCGCTGTCGATGACTTACAGCTTCGCTGCGCCGGCTGATCTTGGCTCCGTCTATGACTGCCGGCTGACGGCCAATGTGGTGGCAGCGCTTTATGACGATGGGACTTACGTCGACACCATTGCCGACTTTGATTCGTTGATCAGTCTCGACGGTGATCCACCGAACGGTGCATCGCTTTCACTGTGGGTGCGCACATCCGATGTGTCGCCTGCAGTCTGGTCGGCCTGGAAGCCTTTTGTGGTTGGAGACTACCGGGCTCGACAGTACGACTTCCAGCTTCGCGGCTCGGTGACTCAGCCATCCAACTGGATTGATGTCACCACATTGGAAGTCGTGATCGACATGCCTGATCGGATTGAAAGCGGGAACGACATCCCCGTGCCAGTGACCGGCCTGGCGGTCAGCTACTCACCGCCTTTCAAAGGCACACCCGCCGTCAGCCTCACCGCGCAAGGTTTGTCGCCTGGGGACTACTTCGATGTTTCTGCAAAGACCGTAACGGGTTTCACGGTCTTCATTCGCAATTCCAGCGGGGTCGCCCAGTCAGGCCGCTCGATTGACTACATCTCTAAGGGGTACTGATTTATGTCGCAGCACGATATGGATGTTGCCAACGGGCCCGGGGCAACATTCCGGGCGGATATGAACAACGCCCTACAGGCGCTGGCGTCGAACAGCGTTGGTCCGCTGTCTCCCCCTACAACCTTTCCCTGCCAATGGTGGGGGGACACAACCGGGAACAGGCTGAGACGTCGCAACAGCGCCAACTCAGCCTGGATTGATATGGGGCCGCTCGACGCGTTGAGCTATCTGCTGATCAGCGGCGGCACGCTGACCGGTCCAATTAATGACGCTACACCTCAGACGATCGCGTCGGCGACGACGACCGATATCGGGGTCGCTACGTCAAATGTGGTGTACATCAGCGGTACGACGCCAATTACCGGACTTGGAACCATTGCCGCCGGCGCCCGGCGCACAGTTCGCTTTCTCGCCAGCCTGACCCTGACCTACAACGTGACGTCACTGATCCTGCCAACCGCGGCCAACATAACCACGGCCGTCAACGACACGGCTGAATTTGTGAGTCTTGGTAGCGGCAATTGGTTGTGCCTGCGCTACACACCGGCCAATGGTAAGTCGCCTGCATTCGCCTACGATCGGTCAAATGTTGTGGGATCGGTGTTCGATACGGCGGGGCTGCCTGGCGGGGCATTGATGGAGTACGTCAGTAACTCTGGCGGGCAGGCTTGGAAATACGCCAATGGCCAGATGATAGCCAGGACAGTTATGACCGCAGGCGGAGGAACATCAGTAGCTGGCTCTGTATTCAAAAGCCTGGTGTTATCGCAAGCAGCTGGCTTCCCGGTCAACTTCGTCGGGGAAACGCCCATCATCGTCCCATGCGGCTTCTCTCAATCTTCGGGCGGTGGCTGGGGCAGCTTGCAGACGTTGCAGTCGCTGTCTAGTTGGGGAACTTGGGCCGTGTTCACGCATGTGAGCGTATCAGGCACTGTTGAGATGGACTTAATGGCTTTCGGGAGGTGGAAGTAATGCAGATCAATCTTTACGGCAAGCGCATGGATGATGTTGATCTGGTTGTGGTGAAGGACGGTGATAGCTTGGCTATCAATGGTGAGCTGTTTGATTTCACGCCATTGAGCGAGGGTGACACGCTGCCCTTTGGCTCGGTTGCCAGCGAGTGGTTTCCGGACACGGCCACCGTTGAGCGCTTGAATGGGCACCTGGTAATTTCTTTGAATCTGCCAAACCCATGGAACTACAGCCCTGAGCAGGCATTTCCCGATCCGCTGTTGAATGTGCCGGACGGCCGCATAGAGTTCCCGCAACCACTCCCTGATGGCGATGGCAATTATCCTGGTCTCCCGCCTATTCCGGAGACTACCGCGACTGGCGTCATTCACTGGGACCGGTGCATCACGAAAGCTATGAAGGATGCTGCCGCCGATGCGGAGCATCTGGTGTTGATGAAGACTGAGCTTGCCGCGCGCAACGCCCAGTCAATCGCGCAGATCGCTAGGATTCAAGACCGGATAGACACAATCGGTTATGGAATCGATGCCGGGGAGGCAACAGAAGAAGACGTGGCCGAGCAGGCGGCGTTGGTGGCCAGCTTGGCGGCATGGAAGGGATACAAATTCGCCCTGGGGAAGGTGACCAAACAGCCTGGCTGGCATGCCTCGCCGGTGTGGCCGGTTGCGCCTGCTATCCCGGTGATCGTCGCTGACCCAGAAGCGCGACCAGCCTAAGCCGTTTAACGAACAGCACCCGCAACACGCACCCGCCATCAAGCGGGTATTTTTTTGCCTGGAGAAAAGTGATGCCAGTTACCGAAAAAGACCGCGACATCCTCGCGCGAACGATTTGGGGTGAGGCCCGAGGCGAAACCACGGCTGGCCAGGTGGCCGTGGCCTGGACGATCCGCAATCGCGTGTTCGATGGAAAGGAAAAGTCATGGTGGGGGGAGGGCTATGCCAGTGTGTGCCAAAGGCCGTACCAGTTCAGCTGCTGGAACAAGACCGACACCAACTATCAGTTCCTGATCGGGCTGAAGCAGATCCCGTTCCGCGAACTGGCACAGTGTCGAGTCGTGGCCGACCAGGTTATCGACGGCAAGGTGCCAGATCCCACCGGCGGCGCCACGCACTATTACGCGATCGCCATGAAGACGCCACCCGTGTGGGCAGCGAAGGCGAAACAGACACTGAAGCTGGGCGGGCATGTCTTCTTCAAGGATGTGCCTTGAGCCCGCTAGCGTGGAAGGTTGCCGGTGCACTGGCGCTGGTGATGCTCGGGGCTCTCAGTGCCTGGACGGTTCAGGGCTGGCGATACGGTGCCCAGCTTGCCGAACAGTCGCGGTTGCACACCGACACCCTCAATCAGTTGGCCATGGTCGGCGCCGCCGCGCAAAAGGCCGAGCAGGACAAGCGTCTTGCTCTCGAGCAGCGCCTGGCGGCCAGCGACCAATCCCACCACGAGACTTTGACCAATGCCCAAAAAGACCAGGCTCGCCTGCGCGATCGCCTTGCCACTTCTGATCTGCGGCTGTCAGTCCTCCTTGACCAGGGTTCAGGCAGTGGCTGTTCAGTGCCTGCCGCCACCGGCACCGGCGGCGTGGATCATGGAGCCGTTCGTGCCGAACTTGACCCAGCGCATGCTCAACGAATTATCGGCATCACCGACGCCGGCGACCAAGGATTGATCGCGCTTGCGGCGTGCCAGGCGTATGTGCGGGAGCTTCAAAAATAGGGATTGGTTATTGTTCGGCAGGACGCCGGAGAAGGGAAAACGCTGTCTAAAACTACCTCGACCCTGCTCGGTTTCATTGGTCCGAAACGCGCTTAAATCGGGTTAGAGTTTTAGACAGCTCGTAATGCATACCTTTGTGAAACGTGACCTGCAGCCTGTTTCCGTTAGTACTGCTGCATCATCGGCGTGTGGGAGGACAGGTCGGAGAGTGCTTTATTCATCGGGGATCGGAAAACTCGTCGAAAGGTGTGGGGCAAAAGAGGGGCATCGGCCCGGCTTTTCCGCAATGGGCGCAAG